CTCATCAACTGCAATTAAGGCACATTGTTTGGCGTAAAATCTTTCTGAATCATTATCCTCTTCAATGATTTGTACATCTTGTTGAAACTTATTTACCAACTCCTCTGCTTTCTCTTTCGGTGTCATATCCTTTTTATTTGTCTTTTAACTTTTTTCCAGCATTCAATTTGATGTAAATGAAGATGAACATTGCAATCATTTATTATCTCATCAACTGCAATTAAGGCACATTGTTTGGCTGTATCAAAACACATAGGATAGTTTCCCATTGGGTCATCAACCATATACATTTTATTCCACAACTCTTCAGCTTTTTCTTTCGGTGTCATTCTTCAGGATTTAGTCGTTCAAAATTCCAGTCTTTTAAGAATAGGTATAAAAACCAATCTTTTTTTCGTCTGCCTATTCGGTAGGCTCTAAGGTCTTTCTGCTTTCTTCTCATAGTCTTTTATTTTTTGTTTGTAAATATATTGAATTTCTTTTAATTCAGCAAGTGTCCATTTTTTTATAGTGCTTCCGTTTGATTCCAACCACTCCACACGATCAACGCCTATCTTCTCAATTAACCTCTTCCTATATTCAATTTGGTTTCCGCTTAACATTACATTGCATTTGTAACAGGACTTCCAAATATTATCTTCGTGAAACCTGACAAATGAATGACCGCCACTTGACAAATAATGTGATGCGTGTTGCACTCCGTTAATCTGTTTGCCACAGGATACACACGGTTCGTCTTTATCTCGCAACCTTATCCACTTATTGACTATTGTTTGTGTTACTTTTAAGTGGTCTTGTAAACTCATTAACTCTTCTTTCTTCTTGGCTTTCTTTTTCTTCCATTCTTTTTCAACAGCTTGTCTTACCATAACACGGATACAATCTGATTCTGTACAAAATTTTTGGAGTGATGTGTAAGGGGTGAATTGATTACCGCAGTTCTTGCATTTTTTGGTTCGTGTTTTCATACAGTCCTCGATACTGAATTAATAACATCTATACATAATTGCTCTGGGTACATACTTCTTTCGTATGATCCATTTAAACCTTGCGTTCCTGTCTTACTTCCTCTTGGTGCTTTCTCGTGGTGACAATGTTCGTTGTCATTATGGCAAGGTGGTCTTGGATTCCATCCTTCAGGATTAAATAAACTAAAAATGTGATTAGACCATATATCAGTAGGCTTTGCTCTTTCATCTCCGTAAGTGCAATACCACACAGTCACTCTTGGTAGCCCGATTATCCAAGGCATTTTTCTCATCATTCCTCTCGGGTTTTCAATAAACCATTTTAAATCTTTGTTATACTCAAGTAGCCTATTTATAAAAAATATAACGTGAACATTTACGCTGTCACACTTGAAAGCATAGTCACTTTTAGCCACTGTTCCATCTCTATGGTGGCTAATTGCTGCTATTGAATAAGTAGTGCAGTCTGGAGCAGCCCAAACCATATCCGGAATCCAAGGCAAATCTTCAATCTTTAACTCTCCAATATCCTTAACTAAGTTAATTCCTTCATAATCTGTCCAATCAACAGAGAATACTTCGTGTCCTAACTTTTCGGCAGCCTTACCGATACTTCTTGATCCTGCAAATAGTTCTAAAATTTTCATATTTCTAAAAAGTTATTTCGTTGTCTTAATCTTAAATTCTCTTCGCTTAGTTTAGCTACTAACTTGTTTAATTCTCTTATCTGTCTTTCTCTTTCTATCCATACGGTGAAGACGTATTTTAAGTTTTGTTCGTGTTTTCGCATCGGCTCTATTAAGTCTAACCTACTTGGATGCTTTTCTTCTATCTCGGCTACTGAAAGACGGATAGAATTAAGCAACGCCTGTAGGTTTACTTCTGCTATAAGGGTGTCTGGTTTCATAGGCTAGAAAGGTACTGATTTATCATTTAAGTTCCAAAAGTTTAAGTTTCCTTTTACTTCCGTGTTTACGTCCATCTTCAAAGGGTTAACACCGTTACAGCTAAACCCTGTACCGTTTTCTAACTTGAATCTTACAGGCTCTCCTAACATCGTTGGTTTACCTCCTGTCTCGGTTTCTTTTACTTTCTTAACGTGAACGTGAGTGTACATCCAGTTATCTTGATCACTAACATATCTGTGAATAACTAAAAAATCATCTGCCCTATTTCCCCATTTACCACCTCCTTCAGCATCTGCCATTGTCGGAGGCATCGGATGTCCTTCATAGTCCCCGTCTCTGTGTAGCTTCCTTAGTGCTTCAGTAGCTGCGTGAATACATAAGTAAATAGTTGTGTTGGTCATCTTACAAAACAATCTTAATCTGGTCGCCATTTCGTAGTCGTAGTCGTGTGCGTTTGTACCTCTAGGTCTTAAGAATGAATTATGCGGGTCAATCATTAACGTATCATATTTACCCATCCCTTGAACGCCCTTCATAAAGTCATCTAAGGTTAAAGCCTTGTTTGTGTCTATGAAATCAAAGTGCGACTCTATAAACTCTTTACCTTTTTGAAGTTCGTCTTTTGATAGCGTACCTACTTTAGCGTTTAGATACAACTCCAGTAAGTTACGTTTAATACCTTCTACCGTATTCTCACTAGAGTAAATTAGGTGTTTAAGGTCGTGCTTCGCACTTAGGCATAGTAGATAATATAACAACCAATACGTCTTTCCTACATTAGCGTGACCTAAGATAATATTAAACTTACCTTCTTTGAATCTTAGATTGTTGTCTAAGTCTATACCGATACCTTTACCCAACGGAACACGGTTTGTTCTTAACAACTCTAAAAACTCATCTTGATCTCTGTGGTTAACTTTCATTGTTCGTATATTGGAAATCCGTTTATGTCAAGTTTAGGTCGTGAAAAGTGCGGTATATTATCATTATCATTTACATTAACATTATCATTAGCTTTCGTTTTGCTTTCATTTAGGTTTCGTTTAGGTTCTTTTTTGGTTTCGTTTAGGTTTTTTTTACGACCTCCTTTACATCCGTTTTTGTACTTTTTTATGTTTGCGTCAAGTTGCGGACGGATCAAGGTAAAAACAGTACTGGATAAGCCCTCTAAATCTACGATAATGCCATTCATACCATACTCAAACACAGCGTTCCAAACCTCCCCCTGTCTTTCAAGAGGGAGGGTTTTTATTGCTTCGTGGAACGATCTGTAAATTATCATTGAATCTCTCATACTTCAAATGTATCTATATGACACTTAGAGAATTCCCCTTCTTTAAATAATGCGGCTATTCCAGTAATCTGTTTTAGCCTTAGAAGTTCGTCTTTATCCATGCCTATATGCCTGATTATCCACTGATCTGACATACCCGCCTCAACTAATTCCGCAACGATATTACTCATCAATTCAACAGAGTGTGAACCTCTTGCGCGGTTGTGACGAATAGTTGAAGCCATTCGGCTAGATATATCCTTCTCGATTACAACAACTGGTAAACATCCACCTTCGCGCTCATAAATCCTCTTAGAAGTCTTTAGAGTGGTGTATCGGTGATATCCATCAACGATTTCATAAATGTCCTCTTCTGGGATATAATAAGCCACTACTGGCATTGTGTATCCGTCCTCCCATATTGATAACTCTAGTAGCTTCATTTCGGGTGGGGCAACAGAATTAGGGTTGTAAGCATTCGCTCTAATCTTTTCTACTGGTATTCTCTTTACCGCGTAAACTGGTGAATTAAAATTACTTTCCATAGTGCTTATTATTTATTGTTATACTTTTCTAAAGCGTTTTTCTTTTTTAAATTTTGATCCTTTGTCCTAGATGCCCCCATGTATGTCATTGAAAAGTCGTTTTTCATTATCGTTATACATACAGCTTTCCAGTTAGGGCAATGCCTAAATGGGGTTGCTCCGTCTATTATTATTTCGTCAGGCCATTCTCCTTTAATCTTAATTATTTCATAAATATCATCTTTTTTACAAAGTTTACTGATATCGGAAGTATGCTCAATGACTACACCAGCGTCTTTAATTGCCTGAATTACTCTTGGATTCCTTCCGTAGCCTTTTTCTGTCCAAGATTTTTTCAAGCGACTTAGTGCAGCCTTAAACTTTTTTCCCGTACTTTCTGGAAGCGTTGAAATTAAAAATTCTGCATATTCTTTCCAAGTAAAGTGTGATGGCTTTGTTATTTTCTTCCACCCCATTGCCGAAGTCCCGCCGTATATACCTCCGAAATTGCATCCGTTTACTCTCCCTACCATTTTACCCCAGCTATTAGGGTCAATTACGCGGTATAGCTTTAAGCTATCCTGCCCACATTGATGGAATGGACTGGCTACACGCATTTGATCTATAGTTAGACCAGCCTGATAGTATAAATCATATATCTTATTGTAGTCCCATCCAAACTTTGCGTTGGCTATCCATATGTCTTTTGTTTCCCAATCGTATATAGGGTAGAAGTTGCAGGTTGTATTATTGACCGTTTTAGTGTAAGATAATCCGTTGTGCATTTCACTCCTATGCTTTGATGTAAATATAGCCTGACGTGACAAACTCTCATCAGCTCTTAGACCTACCATTACCGCTGTTGTGCCATATGTTTCTGAGAACCACTCAGCAAACTGAATACGCGCATCAAATCCCTTAGTACCTTTTATGAACTTATACGGGCAATTGTCAATATTTACCACACAATCCAAATTTGGCATAGGGCGCACCCAAATGTCTTTTTTGTCCTTGTCCCAAGGAATCCATCTTGGCTCGTACATTGATACCGAACAGGCGGCTGAATGTGGAAGGCATAGCCAGAATTTACGCGGTATGTCCATTTGTGAAAATACCCTTTCGGCGTATTCGTGTGTGTAAATGTACCCTGCTTCATAATCTTGATAGTATAACGCTAACTTGTGAAGTAATCCGTTCTTCTTAGCGTATTCATAGCATAGGTTAAGCATAACGCCAGAATCCTTTCCACATGAAAAAGCTACCAGAACATTATCGAAATCTCTAAAGGCAACCTTAATTCGCTCTAATGAAGCGTCATAAACATTTTCAGTTCCATACTTTATCATAACCAAAGTTTTAATTGTTTTCCTTCTATAGGTCTTGCGTATATTTCAGCCCGTTTAATTTCCTGATAAATCTTGCATTTCTTACGCTGAACTCCTAATATTTCTAAGTTATTCGGATTCTTCATTAATGCTAAACATATAAGCCTATAGCTCGGAACTAATCCTGATCGTTCAAGTTCGTTGGGGGCTTCATCTGGAATTCCATCTGAATACCCTCTTCCTTCCCATTTGCTAATGTACTTTGTAATTTCATCTTTTGCTCCCATTCTTTTATTATTTTTTTTGCTACATTATCAGACCTTCTCTGGGTCTTCTCATTTAAAAACTTCCAACAATACATAGTCGCTTTACTTGGAACTCCACCGTAATAACAACAGGCAGCCTGACCTAACCACGCAACTCTATTCATAGATAAATTACTTAGATTTTGTTCACACGATATAGGCCAGTAAGCTATTATTAAGCGCATCCATTTCTCTGTAATCTTTTCAGAAGAAAATACATACCTGACGCTCTGCATTAAATCATTTATCTCGCCTTGACTGTATTCCGAAAAGAATCCATGTTTATAGCATTCCCATTTTTCATAATGGTGAAATATTCTTTCCATGTTTTTTCGCTTTTGTAAAATCTCCTTCATCTATTCCGTGCCAGATTACTTCTATGTGATTGTACGGTCTTACGTGGTCGTCTTTCCATCGTTGCAGTTTGGCTTTCTTTTCGTCTTCAGATTCGTAGCTAAACACGGAGAAAGACCAACGGTGGTTTAGTTTGAAGACTATTTTATACCAAGTTTTCATAGTCCGTGTTTTTTAAAAAAATTGTCGCTAACTCTTTTTGATACCCATTCCTTTGTTGATCTGTTTAATTTATGACCGAAATGATTTGTTGTTAGATTTAATTCTTCTCTAACCATACTCTTAATATCTTCCATTTCTTCTTTTGTAAGGTAGAATAAAGACCTATTTTCAGCAATCCAATCCCACATTAAATATTTATCTGCAACATTTGGAGCTTCTTGGTGACAAAAAGAACACAACAAAACAAAATTACTTGGATGATTCGACCCTCCTAAAGAATGTGGTATTATATGACATCTCTCCTGTTTACACTCAATCGCACAACACCAACATCTATCAATCCAATCAGCTTCATCAGCCCCCATTCTACATTCATTTGCCTCTATTTCATTTTGATTAGCTGACCAATATTCTACTATCTCAAATCTTGTAGGCGGTTTTTCTCTTTTCATAGCTTTAAAAACACGGTTAACCTCCACCGTAAGGTTTGGTTAGTTAAAAAGGAAGGTCACTCTCAGGTTTAGTTTCCGTCTTTTGCTCAGGCTTCCACGTGTCGATAGTTACCGCTACGTCTTTGCCGTACTGATCCGCTTCTTTCTTATCCGAAACATTCAGCTTAATGTACTTCTTACCGTTGTACTCAAAGATGTGTTCTTGCGGTAGGTCACTTAAACACACGGTTACTGCTCTCAGGTTGTCGAATTTCTTTCGTCCGTTTCCTGCATAAATTTTCTGTTCACTCATTTTTATTTGATTTGTGACGTTTTCTTACGTCTGGTTAATACTTACTATTACTTAGTGGTTAATCGTTGCTTAAATCGATTCTATCACCTAATTCTGATAGGTATAAGTCTATTACTCTTTTAGTCTTTTCTAAGTCAGAATGAAATTGACCTTTTTTTCGGCATCTTACTATTCGTTTTATTATATCGAATTCATAAGAATTAAGTCCGTGTACTTCTGCAAAGTAATAAAGGCTTCCGTGTGTGTTGTCGTAGTGACCGTCTATTTTACAACTCATATCCTTTCAATTATTTGTTGATAATACTTTCTTACTTCTCCTACTTTTTCGTAGATTGAGTTAATTACTTGTTCGTCTTTTTCTACGAGATACGCCTTAACTCTTTTCTGTTCTGGTATGTGGCTAAATTCGTGTTGCTGTCGCACTTCATTCTCGGTAGCTTCAGAAACTTCTAGTTCCTTCTTTGCCCAACTTGCTCTGCGGATTTCGTCTTGAACGATGTCTAAAGGAGTGTCAATTAGGCAATATGAAACGATCGCACTTTGTTTACCCGTTAACGCCATATATCCCTGCATTTGCCACCAGTAATCCTTGTTAGGTAGTTCTTCCTCAAACCAAGGGAACGTTGACCCATCCCAAGACGATTTAACGTCTACGATTAAAGTGTCTGTTATTACGTCAGGAGTACCACAGATGAATTCGTTTTTAAAATACTTATCGTTTTTCACTACGAATCCAAGTTCTAAAACACGGTCACAAAGTTGGATAGCCTCATCTTCTACAATTAACCCTTTGTCAATGTAGCGTGAGTTAATCGTTTTCTTTATCCCGTATTTGTGTTCCAAAGCAAGTTCCTGAATATAGGTCTTTGCCGTTTGAGATAAGACCTCCCCCTTAGTGCGGGGGCTAGTCATTATCTTACCTATTGATGAACAACGAATTTTCACAACAACATCAACGCTTTAGTTTGTAACTCCGTTAATTCGTAACCGCTTAACGCTTTCTTAAAAGCCTCTGATGTCATTTCGCCTTTTTCTACTTTGGTAAGTCCAGCTTCAAAACGATCTTGTGAGATAGTTGGTTTCTGTGTTTTGATAGTCGCACTCGCCGTGTTTGCGTCGTCGTCTTCAGCTTGTAGGCTTAGAAGTGATTGCAAAGTATAACGTCTAAAGTAAGTAACGGCTGAACCGACTTTCTGCGGGTCTGTAATCTGTGGAAGTTCCATCCAACTCTCCAATGTATGCCCTGTTTCGGCATCAATAATCTCACTATAAACGCGACCAAATTTAACAGGCTGCATAAGGATTAGATTATACTTCAATAACACAGGCTCAACCGCTTCAATGATCGCGTTAATGTCGGCGTAGTTGTTTTTAAAGTGAGGGTTCTTAGCGTTCTTCTTTACCGCTTCGATTTCCTGTTTAGCTTTCCATAGCTTAAACCAAATAGTCTGTGGCTCTGGAATACAATCCTCAAACTTTTCGTTTAGTTGAGGGTAGCTTTTTTCTTCTTTTTTCATATTACTTTGTTTTTAAGTGTTTGCAAATATAGGTAATTATTCACATCCTTTTACAATCTCGGCTTTAATTTTTTTTAGTTCCCGCATACTGGTAACGCCTAAGATTCTAAATTCTAACGGGCTAAACTTCTTTACTTTCGCCTCTTCTAGTTCTCCGACCTTTTGGTAATCTACTAACTTAGATAGATCAGATTGCATAAAGTATTCTATTGCCCTGAAGTCTTCATACATCTTTTGAGCATCGTATGTTTTAAGGTTATGAATTACGCTTGAATGGTCTAAGTTAAAAAGCTTTCCCGTTTCAGCCAGAGTAAGTCCGTGTTTGCGTAGAAAGTTCATAAAGATTGCCCGTCTAAAAACCGTGTTACGTGTTCTGTCTTTTCGGTCTAGCCCTAGTTGGCTAATTAGTTCCTTCGTCTGTTCTAGTTTAATTAAATCAGTCATTGTCTTCTGTTTTTTTAAATGATATACTAACATTTCCGTTCTTTATTGTTAAAACAATATCCTCAATGTTTTGGTCAACCCATTGTCTAAACGCCTGTTGAATATCCATTTGTTGTTGCATCTCTTCGGATGTTGCACCTTCTAGTAAAAGGCGGTCTAGGTTTCTAATAAAGTTAATTACTCCGTTTGCTTCTCTTTTGATTGCTCCTTTGAACGGACACTCTTCTAAGTAGTCGGCTAAGACTGGAAGTAGTGAAGTGCTTACTAATAGTTCTTTCTCTTTCATTCTATCGTGTTTTTATAATTTATTGGTTTAGCTTCTCAAGTATCGAATCCACTTGGCTTGAATTAAGGTAGAAGAAAGAACCCGATCTATATACTTGAACAGTCCAAGATGCTTTCATTATTGACCATGTGTAACCGTTTAATTCAATAACTACCTTATTGCCGTTATCACCTGAGGAAACCTTTTTTAAGATTTCAAAAAACTGAACAGCCGTTTCTTTATCTCCTAAGTTTATATAGTTAACATCTGTAATGTGTGTGTATTCCATGTTTTTGTAATAGAAAGCATAAGCTGTATCTAAATTAACCTCAAGCATTGTTAAGTTCGGCAAATTTGATATTTTGCTTGGTTGCCATACCGTTTCGCTTTTTGGCTCTGCTTTGATTGTGATTTGTGCATTCATTGAAAACGTTAAGAATGCTGTTGCGATTGTTACGATTGTTCTTTTCATTTTTATTTGGTTTTTATTTGTTACTTATTTTCGATTAGCCCGTAAAATTCTCCTGTTCCGTTAGGGCTTAGTATCGGTTTTCCGTTGTTGCCTTTCTCCCAATTAGGGTAAACTGTCTTTGCGATTTTAGGAGTGTAAGTATTCTTTTCCCATCCAGTTGGCTGAACTCCTTTATTCAACCATTTCTTAATTAGCTTTTCCATGTTCTACTATTTTATTGATCGTTTTAAAATAAGATTCCTTTAACCGTTTAATTGCTCTGTCGCAAATGTCAATATCGTGTTCGTATTTCTCTAGCCAAGTACGACTACTAAAGTGACACCATTGGCGGTAATTTTTGTAAAGACGGTCTTTGCGGTCTTTCTCTTCCTGAATCAGCCCAAGTAATGCTGTGGCTGTTTCGTGTAGTTGCTTTACTTCTTTCATAGTTTTTAAATTAATGTGCGTTAACCGAGTCGCACCCCTCGTTGTTTTAAGAAATATATTTTGAAACAAATGATTGATACTTATTAATGAATTCAATAATTGTTTTTTCAGATTTACTTTTTTTCATTTTATCAGCTTCAGACCATCCAAAATGATTGCCAATTTCACTACAAATTGCTTGTAATTTCATTGAAGCATTATTTTCAAAGATTACAAAAACGCTTGTTTCAATTTTTTGACTTGTACAATTACGCCCAATTGTGTAAGTTTTCAACTCTTTTCTGTTTTCAATTTTAATTGCTTTCATCTCTTTTCTGTTTTTGTTAATTGATATATGCAAATATACATACTTGTGAATAACTACCAAACATTTTCAACATTTTTTTTAAATTATTTTTGATTTGCCTGATTTTACTGAGGTTTCAATTATATGTTTTTGCGTATAAAAGTGCATTATATTATACTTTTATATGTAATCACGTATAAAATGATCACTATTTTATACATAAAGTGCAGTATAGTGTACTTTTAAAGGTAAAGCCTTAAATAAGATGTAAGAAATTAAGGGTATAGAATGAAAAAAGCCCCCATTTCTGAGGGCTTAACCTAACCTATGAAAAAGAACAAAAAAGCTTAGTGTAAAGATAGGTAATTAATCGAGTTTAGTTAGGTATTGTTGATAAGTTCGGTTGGATATATGATATGTCTTTTTGCACTCGCACTTCATAAACCTCTTAATATAACCCATCGGCGTAGTGTCTGTGTGGCTTAGTTTAACTTTCTCGCCTCCGCATTCAGGACAACACCACTTTTTCTGCGATCCGTATTTTAGCACAGCGTGGTTAGTGTTATGGTCTATGTACGGCATAAATACGTTAAATACGTCTTCTAAGAGGATAACGTCTTGTTTGCAGTAATCAACCATCTTTTGAAGGTTTTCTTTTCTTACGGCTTTTGATTCGCCTTCCTGTACTTTGCGCCAGAGTTCAATACCTTCATGGTCTAACTTTCTACCGACTTCTAACTTTTGTCCTAAGTAGTCAAGTTTATTAGACATAAAAGAAAAGTATTTCCGTGCTTTTTTTAGGGTGTCTAGGGTTCTGTATTTAGGAAACATAAGAACGCCCTGCAGAACGCATCTAGTTCGTAATTGGCGTATATCAAATCTATCTCCGTTGTGCGCTACAAGTTCGTCAGCTTGACCCATTATTTTAATGAAGTCTTTCAGTAGCTTTTTATCGTCTTGGTTTTCGTCCCAAACTAACACTTTAACTTCGT